TTGAATTTCTCTACCAGTTCGCTGATACGTCCGGTCGTTGCTATATCTTCAATATTCTCCAGCGCCTCGCGAAGCTTTGCCTCGCGTGCGGTGGAGGCGAGAAGGGCGGTGGCGACTTTGACGGCATCTGTGTCGCCAACACCGATTGATCCGTCCGGGTTGATCGTGACAGGCGCTCCATCGGGTGCCCGTAGGATGGCTTCCAGTTCGGCCACGGTAGGACGCTCGCGCTTGAATGGTTTGAGTATTCGCCGCGCAGCTTCCACCGCTTCCGGGTCGGCACGGCCAGCCCGCAGGCGCTCGATCTCGGCGGCGGCTTCGGTGAGCAAGTCACGTTCCTTCCAGAGCGCGCCGTCAATGTCAGGATCGGCGTATATGCTGGCGAGTTTTCGCAGCCGCTCTACAATGTCGCTCATCTGCTGTTCCTTTGGGTAGTCCGACTGAGAAGCACCGAATTCACGCTCTGAGTAGGTCATGTGCCACCTTTGGAAGGGGGATTTGTGGCTACGCGCGGATTACCGCTACCGCACCGACCATTGGCTGCATCGAAGAACGTGCGCCCTATGTGCCTGGACAGCGGCAGGGGTATCTTGGCGATCATGGCGCTGGCCGCCTTGCGTGCCTTGCTCTTGCCGCCCATGGAGGCGAGAGAGTCCGGCGTGCGGGGACCATCGTTGAACCATTGCGTACCAGCCGGGGCCTTGCGGCCATTGTGAGGATGGACGACCGCTTCGCCATTCTGCGCCCGCTGCCATTCCTCTGGCGACAGGCAGATTTTCCCGTATTTCGATTGATGGCTGTATGGCCTCGCGACCATCAGCGCCGGCACGTCGCCCCACAGATAGAACGAGCCATAGTTCCAGCGAGCTCGGCCGACCCACTTCTGCGCCCCTCGCACGTTCTCGACCACCAGCGGGATATGCCGTCCAGCCGCCTCGCACGCTTCCCGCTGGATGCGAAAGCAGCTTTCAAACAGCGTGTTGTCGGGTGGTGGGAGCGCCTTGGCCCGCTTCCATGGCATGGCGCGGTAGCTGTAGGCCTGGCAGGGCGGCGAGGCGACGATTAGCGCGGCATCCTTGAACTGCCTGCCGTGCAGCGTCAGAACGTCTTGAATGACGAGCTGGGCGGGATATTCCATCCATCCGCCAGTGAGCGGCGCATCACGCACAAGGCATTCGTTGGCATAATTGAAGGAGCGGTTCTTGCTGCTGCCTTCTCGAGGATTGTTGAAATCGACGCCGTCAGTCCCAACTTTGCGCCCATCCGAATCCGGCAACGCTCGAGCCGGATAGCGGTGCCGCTCGATGTCGAAGCCCACCACGTCGTAACCCTCGGCTAGCAGTCCTTCCGTCCATCCGCCGAGGCCGCAGAATAGGTCAATGGCCAAGGGCTTCACCGCAGCACCGTCTCGCCAGAAACCTTGCGTTTCCATTTCGACTTGGGCCACTTCGATTGCTTGGCACCGACGAACCTTGCCTTGCGCCGCTTGGCTCGGGCAATGGCAGCCACGTCTTGGCGGGTTTTCCCGGCATGGCAATCGATATGGGCGGGGGCCATGTTTGCCGCCTCGTCAGCCCCACCCAGCGCGACCGGGATGCGATGCTCGACTTCCCACTTGCCGCGAATCTGCAAACCGCAGAGATGGCATCGCCCTTCGGCAGCTTCCCAGATCTTGAGGCGGGCAGTGGTGGAGAGGCTACGACGCATGATGCCTGTCCCTGAACACCACCTTGTTCTGCGTCCCGAAGGCATAGATCCATTCCAGCCATGCTGAGAACTTCTTCTTCCCCAGCTTCGATGAGTGCTCGAAAATCACGTCGAAGCCATTGCCGTCCAACGCGGGGATTAGTTCCGGCTGGTGCCCTATCTCGCGCAGGAACGCGGCCATGGTGAGCCGCTTCCACGTCAGGACATTGAGCTTCTTGCCGTGCCACTTCACTTGGCGTGCAATATCGGTCAGCGCGGCATGGGCGTGGTCGTTCTGGATTTCTGACCTGGGCTCATCCTCGATCCGGCACACATACCCCTCAGGAGCCACAAGGATCGCCTCCCGTGCGTTTTGCCGGGCTTGGGGGGTGGATAGCCGGAAGGTGGCGAATGCCATCAGACGGGGCTCCCTGCCGCTCCTGTGGCCTGTTCATTGAAGAACCTGAGGAGGTCGTCAGCCGAGGCCACAATGTCATCCCGCGTCGGGGCGGCGGCGATCACGTCGGCATTGGCCTTCAGGATGGTGTTCACCGCGATGGCGCTGGGGGCCATGTTGAGATAGTCCACAACCTGTGAAATCTGGCCCTTGGTGGTGGTGTTCGTCACCTTCCAGCCGGCCGCGATGGCCTTCTTCTGCTTGTCCACCTCGTACTGAGACTTGTCGGGATCGCCCGAGATGAGGCCGTCCTTCTGAGCCTCGGCAACGAAATCAGCATGGGGGCGAACCTTCTTGCTGGCAGCGTTCCCGTCATCGTCCTCGTCAGCCACACCTAGCGCGGCAGCGAGGGCATACCGCTTGGCATAGGTGATGGCGCTGCCGACGCCGTGGGCGTTCTGCTTGTCCATCGGGATGGCGATACGCCCCTGCATGAACTCTCCCTTGTGGGAGATGCGCGTGATAAGATGCAGCTTCTGGTCCTCGCTGGCGACCGGCCACTGGGTGACGGCGATATTGTTCTTCGCCAAGGCTTCCTTGCAGGCTTCCCAGATCGAGGCGAGGTCGGCGTACTTGGACTTGAAATGCGGGTTCACGCTGTCCTTGGATGCATTCTTGATTTGGCTCTGCGCCTTGACGAGCGCATCATCCAGGGCGGCAGTGGTCGGACTGGTTTCCAGTGTCATTTTCCCCCCTCCCGGCGACGCTTGCGCTCGAGGTCGGCCATGTCGGCAAGACGCTCGGCAAGCGCGGGGCCTGCTTCCTCTCCCGCCTCGTCGTAAGCCTTGGCCTTGAGGCGCCGCTGTTCCGCAGCCGACAGGCCGGACTCCTCGATGGCGGCTTCCTTCTCGTTCAGGATGCGCTCCATCTCGCGGAACCACAGTTCACTTCCCATTGGACTTCTCCATCTTGCGTTTCATCTCGGCGCGCATTCGCAGAACGCGGGCGCCCTCGTCTTCCTCGCCATCGGGGTTTTCAGGAATGGAATCCCATTCGTCGTCCCGCTCCTGTTGCTCGGGAGTGCGGTAGTAGGGATCGGTATTGGGATAGCCGCCGACGCGGACGTAGCGGGTCACAGCGGCCTCCGCATCGTGCCGACATAGGCGATCACGTCCGACAAAGCCTTGCGATAGCCCTGGTTCCATTCTCCGCTGATCCCGCAGGCATCGAGCATCCGCCCGCATTCCGCAGCCACCTTGCCAGCGCCGAACTGCTCGCCATGCTCGATGCCGGTTTTCATTGTGTCGGCGTGGGTCTTGATGATGCTTTCTATGTCCATGTCAGCTTCCGATCTCGGCACGCCGTGCCGCAATCGCGCGATCCCACATCTCCATCAGCATGGGGTGCGTGGTCTTCTCGTCATAGCTGAAGGAAACCACTGAATATCTGTAGTTCATGTCGCGAAGGGCTGCGTCGATATAGGGTTCGATTTCAAACCAGCCTTGATCCCTCCGGCGATACTTTCGATGGTTGGCGGCAGCGATGACGCAGAAGGTGTTTTCGCAATCACCCATCCCGGCCAGATGTGCCCAGCGTCCCTCGTCTTCGTGAATGCCGCGCGCCTCGATCAGCACGCGGAGGACCCCATCAGTCACAGGCAGTTCAACCTGCGGCGAAGCGAACTCGAAATCAGATTGATCGAACGGCATGATTACCTCCAGTGCGAAGCGATGAAGAACGAGCCGATGCAGGCAAGCCCGAAACCGATGATGAGGATCACGCAGAGGCCCACCAGATAGTCGGTCCTGCGTACCGCCGCGCTCTCGCCGTGAGGCGGTACGATCGAGCCACTGGCGATGGCGTTCTTGACCCATACGCTGTTGGCGAACGGGTTGCTGTCGTTGGCAAGCGCCACTTGGTCCCCTGAGTGCATGTCGGCTCCTTTGGTCATGCGGAACCTTATACGCCCGTATATTTTTAACTTCAAGCGAATAATTTGACTTTGATAAAATCCCATGCCTATGATGCGGCATGAAACTAGAGCAAGCCACCCGGATACTAACCGCCTGTGCCGCGGCGCCCAAGAAGATCGAGGCGTTCGATCGCCTTGCCAAGCGCCTTGGCATACCATCCAACACGGTCTACGCCTGGTGGAGGAACAAGAACATTCCCCATTGGCGTCTGGGAGCGTTCGACAAGCTGAAGGTTCGCAAATGATCCTGCCAAGCCGCTATCTCCCCAAGATAGATGGGCGACGGGATCAGGGCCGGTGTCGGGCAAAGGTCTCCCCCTCCAACGGCATCGGCCCACTAATTCGTGGCTTCGGGTTGAGAGGCAAGTGAAATGAGTCAGAACGAGAGAGACGCGGATGACTTCGACGCGAAACTATTTGGTTTGATGGAACGGGCCAATTACCTTTCGGAGAAGCCTGGCTGGCGTAATGAATGGGGTGCAGTGCGCGACCATCTTAATCGGGCGCGAGGACTCGTTCGCAATATGATGGACCTCAAACGCCGCGCGGAGACTGCCGGATGACCCGCCGCCAGATCGCCCGCCGCGCCTTCTCTGCCGAGCATCGGACCCTCATGCTGGCCTACCACCGGGCTCGCGGGGGCGACAAGCTCAGGCGGCTGCGCGAGTTGCAGCAGTGGATGGTGGTGCAGTTGAAAGAAGCAGCCAGTGCGTAGACCCGAGCAGACCCTGCAGATCCAGGTGGCGAACTACCTGCGGGTGGCGCTGCGTCCGCCGACGTTCTGGACGGCGATCGACCACGGGGCAGGCAAGATGACACCAGCAAGTGCGGGGCTCAGGCGTGCGCGTGGGGTGCGTCCCGGTCTGCCCGATATTCTGATCATGCACCCATCCGGTTGGAACACAAGCATTAGGCCGATGGCGGATGTGATTGGCATTGAACTGAAGGCATCCAAAGGTCGGATGTCGGACGCGCAGCTTGTAGTGCAGGCGGCATGGCGCAAATGCGGCTGCGAGTACGAGGAATGCAAGAGTCTTGGCGAGCTGGTCAGCCTGCTCAATCGGTACCGCATCCCCCTCCATGCCAAGCTCTCCTGACCATGGATACGCCACAAGAGGATAGCGCGCTTCGCCTCGGAGGAATCAATCGTGACTGATGTGGCCGCTCTCTTTGTGGAAACTGGCGGCTGCTATTTCGGCGTAGTTGGCGTTCATCCTTGGGATCGCACGCGAGATGCTAGGCAATACGGCGGTCCGTATCCGGTGGTGGCTCATCCGCCCTGTGACCGCTGGCACCTTTTGAGTGCGGTCAATCATAAGCGGTGGCGCTGGAAGATCAACGAAGATGATGGTTGTTTCGCGTCGGCGTTGGCAAGCGTGCGGACCTATGGCGGCGTTCTCGAGCATCCTGCCGAATCCAGGGCCTTTCGCTTCCACCGCATTCCTGAGCCCACTTCTCGAGGCTGGCAGCTTACGATCGACGGCGACTGGGTGACGGAAGTCGATCAAGCGGCGTATGGCCACCGGGCCAAAAAGCGAACGTGGTTGCTCTATTGCGGAGACGCAGCACCGCCGCCGCTGGATTGGCGAAATGTTCGCGGTAGTCATCAGATCGGTCGGTTCGGAAAGAACCAACTACCCCAGCTACCAGATGCCGAACGCGCCGCTTCCCCTTTGGCATTTCGCGATCTTCTGATTGGCATCGCTAGAGGTGCGGCCCAATGATCTCGTCCCCCCGCCCAGCGCCCTACGGCCCCAGGATGACAAGACGCTTGGCAAAGCAGATGCAGAAGCGTAGCCGCCCTAAGCCGCGAGATATTATTGTAAGGACGCTTGGCAAAAAGCGTGACAGTCACGCAAAGTCACGCTAGCCTCTTGCCCGTGGCTTATACCAAGCTCTTTTCCTCCATCATCACCTCGACCATTTGGATTGAGGACGACCAGACCCGTATCGTCTGGATCACCATGCTCGCACTGGCCGACAAGAATGGCGAAGTGCAGGGCAGCGTTCCTGGGTTGGCTCGTTTGGCTGGCGTTTCGGTCGAAGCATGTGACGCGGCGCTCGCAAAATTTCTTGCTCCAGATGATCGCTCCAGAACCAAGACGGATGAAGGACGCAGAGTCGCTGAGATCGACGGCGGTTGGCTTCTTCTGAACTACGCAAAATACCGCAGAAAAGCATCACTTGACGACAAAAAAGAGCAAGACGCCATCAGGCAGAAGCGAGCGAGACAACGACGCGGCGTCACGCACAGTCACGCACCCGTCACGTCACAAACTGACATAGCAGAAGCAGAAGCAGAAGCAGATACAGAAGCAAAGATAGAAGAGTCTGAGAGCGCGCAAGCGCGCCCAACGAAAGGGAAAGCCCATGGACGAGGAACACGACTCGGAGAGGACTGGCAGCCAACGCAGGCTCTCGCAGATTTTGCCCGCGATCAGGGACTCGATCCGCAGGAAACCCGCGAGCGTTTCCGAGACTACTGGATCGCCCAGCCCGGACAACGTGGCTGCAAGGTCGATTGGGAAGCCACTTGGCGCAACTGGTGTCGCAACGATACCGGACGTGGCAGCACGACTCGCAAGGGCGTTCGATCTTCCCGAGACGGCGGCGATGCTGGCGCGTTCGCTCGCGCCGCTGCTCGCTTGGGGGGACGCGAGCCTGTACGGTAGCCATGGCTTTGAAGGCGTCAAAGTGACTGACGTGAAGGTTCGCGATGGCGTGAACCACCATCAGGCCGACGCCATGCTGAAGGCACTGGCCCCCTATCTCATGCCTTGCGAGGCCTCATTCGCTGCCCAGAAATTAACCGAGCTTCGCGTACTGACGGCGCACCGTGCGCGTGACGGGTCGGACACCGAATTGCTGGCAGCAGCTTACACGCGACGACTTGCTGAATATCCGCGCGATGTGGTCAACACGTCTTGCGACAGATGGGCGGACGCCAACCAATTCTGGCCAACGTGGGCCGACCTAAAGAACGAACTCGACAATCGGATGCGCGGGCGAAAGCAAATCCGCGATGCTCTGAGGGCTGCGCTGTGAGGGTTGGCGAGCCCGGCTGTCAGGTGCCCAAGGAGTTGCTGCCATGAGAGTCAAATGGGAAATTCAGCGGAAATCTGGCGTGCTCGATTTGGGCGATAATGAATATACCGACGCCGAAATCCAAGAGATTGTCGATGAACACATTGCCCACGAGGCAGAGGCGCTTTGGGAAAAGATGGAACCAAAGAAATGAGCAACATGAAAAGCCTCTTCAAGCGCCGCCCCGTAACGAAGTGGCCCGGCAACAAGACCGGCAACCCCTACCACCGCACCGGGTCGATCACCCAGGCAACCGAGGCGGCACGGACGGCCAAGCAGATCCAGAACGCCACGCCGGTTCTCAGGGACTGGTATGCGTTTATCGAGGCCAGCAGGAAGCGCGTGCCATGAGCCGGCAAAGTTCAATCGAGCGTTTCAAGAGCATGGAGAAGGATGCGCCTCCTGCTATCCACAGGCCGAAGATTGAACAGTTCTTTATCAGCGCGTCTGACTGGAACGCTCAATGCAGACGCTTGGGCTGGTCATGGGCTGAGATTTGCTGGCGTCGTTCGGAGGCTTGCTTGGTGGTCGGTGGTTGCGTTCACTTCATCGGTTTCCGAGGCGACGAATATTGGAGCGCGGTGCGGATTTGGGGCAAGCCTGATTACACTTGGCCGCAAGCAACATGGCACATTCTAGGCGACATCGCGCCGGAAGACACGGTGATTTTCGCCGCCAAAGCCTTCAACAAAGGCAAGTATCACCGCAATGGATTGCGTTTCCCGCATGAGGCCAGCAAGGCGAGGGTGCCATGAGCGATGTGAAACGCCGCCTCTCCCGTAATAAGGGCTTTGCCAAGGGCTGCACGATCAACACCAGCGGGCGGTCTACGCTGCAGTCGCCGCGGGTGACGGTCAGTTGGCCGCCTGATTTGCTGGGCAAGCTATCGCGTGAATCGGAGGCGCTTTCGCTGCCTTTTGCCGAGATTGTGCGCCGCCGCGTATGGGCAAGCTACCAGAAGGAGCAGGCATGAAGTGGGAAAAGATGTTCGGCGGCCCACTCGACATCAAGACCGAGGCCGAGATCAAGGCGCACGACTGGCGCTACAAGACGCTGGACAGTGACGCATCCAACAGCGTCGTGATCGACCTGCTGCACAGGCTGGAGGGTCGCTCGTTCTCGATTGCCGGCGAGAATACCGGACGTTGGCAGAAAGGCTGGCAGGAGAATTTCGAGGACTTCCGCCGCACCGACGACCTCAAGGCGCTGGAGCCTAAATACCTGCGCCCCGCCAAGGTGCTGCGGCTCGACGGACAATTCATCGAACCTGCTGACCCGATGTTCGAGGCCAATTGGTACAGTGTATTCCGGGGCTGGTTCGCACGGCGCTATCTCTCGGGCTTCGACCACATCTACGAGTTCGGCTGCGGTTCCGGGCACAACCTCGTGTTTCTCGCCCAGGAGTTTCCCGGCAAACACATCCATGGCTATGACTGGGCCGATGCATCGTTCAGGATTATCGACCGGCTGCGCAGCCATTTCCCCAACATCGGTGGCGGCAGGTTCGATTTCTTCGAGCCTCATACTCTCCAGCCATTCATGCCCAATTCAGCGGTGCTGACGATTGGTGCCATGGAGCAGACCGGAACCCGGTGGCGGCCTTTCCTGGAGTTCGTGCGCCGCAGCCAACCCGCGATGTGTTTCCACATCGAGCCAATGCTGGAGTGGTACGATCCCGCCAATCTTGTTGATTACACGGCGATCAAGATCCACGAGGCACGCGGCTTCTGGCGCGGCTTTGCCAATGAAGTTGTGCCTCTCGGCGGGCATCGCACCGGCTTCGGCAGCCTTCTGCTGGAAGGCTACTCGCAGATTCAGTGGAGCCCTAACCCCACGCTTACCGACCGGGCACGCATCGATGCGCTGGAGGGGGCACCATGACACTCATTGAAGAAATGGCTGCTGCAATCAAGGACGCGCACGAATCCAAAAGGAACGCTGACTATTTTGCTGAAGCCCACGCGGCAGTTTCCGCATTGCGGCGATTCGTCATGGAATCTTCGATTGTGTTGCCAATAGACGATGAAATGGATGAGCAGATGAATCGCGTGATGGGAAAGGTTCTCATCAAATTATGGATTGAGCGAGCATTAGGTGGAGACGCATGAACCTCGAAACCAAGGCCGCAGAGATCCGCCGCACCATCCTCGAAACCGCTCTCGCGAACGGCAAGGGCCATGTTGCGAGCGCCCTGTCATGGGTCGAGATCGCCGTTGTCCTGCATGAAGTGATGAAGCCCGAGGACAGGCTGGTTCTCAGCAAGACGCACGGCCATCTGACGCTGGATGCACTGTGGCCCGACCCCGACTACCCGATGTGGCCGGGCTGGCCCCACAAGTGCAGCGGCTCGCTTGGCATGGGGCTCGGCATGGCTGCGGGCATGGCGCTGGCCAACAAACTGGACGGCAAGCCGGGGCGGGTATTCTGCGTGCTGGGCGATGCCGAGCTGCACGAGGGGGCGATATGGGAAGCGGTGATGTTCTCAGCACATCATCAACTCAGCAACCTTATCGCCATCGTTGACGACAACGGACAGGCTTGTGCCAGTTTCACGGGCGAGATTCTTAATATTAGCCCGCTTGATCGAAAGTTTCAGGCCTTCGGATGGGATATATTTGATGAGAGTGGGCATAATATCTCGATGCTAAGATTGCGGCTATTGCCTCGCGAACCTTATATGCGCCGCCCCTTGGGCATTGTCGCAAGAACGATCAAAGGGCGCGGCATTTCTTATATGGAGGGCAATCCCAAGTGGCACCATCAGATTCCAAAGGGCGATGAGATCGCTGAAGCACGAAAGGCGCTGGCATGAGCGTTGCTCGTCCGAAACGGACATCTTCAATGCGATACCGTACCGCATTTGAGAGATTGGAAATTGATTCCATGCCGGAGCCAAATAGCGGCTGCTTTCTCTGGTTGGGCCATCAATCTAATGTTGGATATGGCAAATTGAATTGGGGGCGGAGAACTTGGTTAGCACATCGATTAGCGTGGACAACGCATCGCGGGCCTATTCCAGCAGGAATGTTTGTTTGCCATAAGTGTGATGTCCGATCATGTGTGAATCCTAATCATCTATTCTTGGGAACACATGCCGACAATATGACTGATCGAAATGCCAAGGCGCGAAACACTAGCGGTGAACGAGTAGGAACGTCAAAAATATCAGCCGCAGATGTGAGGGCAATTCGAGCTGATCCACGTACCTGCGTTCAGATCGCTCAAGATTATAAAATAGCGAAATCTCAAGTTCACAACATTAGAGCCCGTCATTCATGGAAGCACATATGATCCGGGATCTCCGAAGCTGCGGGTTTGCAAGATTGGGTGTTTTGCCATGGATCAAGCAGGTCACCGACCATCTCGACCAATGCCCGCGCTATCCCGGTCACATCAAGGCGCGACCACGCAACGGCATGGAATGCAATTCGATGGAGGACGTGATGGCCGCCCCTCACTTCCTCGACTACGCCAAGGGTTTCATTCCCAAGGTCAGCGAATACTTCGATTGCCCTGCACACCTATGGAGTCTCAATGCCTTCTACACGAATAAAGACACGCCTTACTTCCCCGGACTGCATGGCCTGCATCGTGATCGGGGCGGTTCCAAAATCGTGGCGCTGTTCATCTTTGGAACGGACGTACCGCTTGATTCAGCTCAACTCCATATGCGACCCGACGACCTGCTTGAGCCAATCTATGGCCCTCGGGGAACGGCTTGGCTGGCCGACAACACCCATTACCATTGCGGTCTCATTCCATCGCTCCCCCGCACGCTGATGTGGGCTCGCTATGCCGACTGCATTCCCAAGGAAGTCGAAGAGGAGGGACTTCCCAATGTCGCGTGATTTCAGGGATGCCGTATTCGCCGTCGTCCACGAACTGATGCGCGCTGATTCAGGCATCATCGTGCTGACCAACGACAATGGGGCGTGGGGGCTCGACACCATTCGCGAGGAGTTTCCTGCACGGGTCGTCAACGTGGGCGTTGCCGAGCAGAACATGATGGCGCTCGCAGGTGGTCTCGCATCGTCGGGCAAGAAGGTATTTGCCTATGGCCAATGCGCTCACCTGATGCGCGGATGGGAACTCATCAAGGTCTGCATTTGCCTGCCGAACCTTCCGGTGACGATTCTTGGACTTGGCGGTACGTCGATGTGGCGCGATGGTCCGACGCACTACGGAACAGAGGATCTGGGACTGATGCGGACGCTCGCCAACATGACGGTTTGCGAACCATTTGAATGGGGATGTGTCGAGGACTGCGTGAAGATGGCTTATGAGGCGAGAACGCCGCATTACATCCGGTTCGACAAATATGCGGGCGAGCCCATCGGCGGCGGGATTCCGTTCGGTGGTTGACTATGGGCTGGCGGGCAAGCACGCGGTGGTGACCGGAGGCAGCAAGGGCATCGGGCGTGCAATCATGGAAACACTGAGTCGTGAGGGCTGCACGGTGGAGAATTGGTCGCGTTCGACGCGCGTGGATGTTTTGGAGAGAGAAAGTCTGCGCGAGGCCATGACCGGAGTGCGCCCGGATATTTTAATCAATAATGTTGGCGGCGGCGGGCGATGGGGCTCAGAGATATTTGAGGAAACAGCGCTGTCCACGGGCACGGAAGTATATTTAAAAAATGCCGGAGTGGCGGCCGAACTGACGCGATGGGCCATTCCTTATATGCGCGCCCAAAAATGGGGCCGCGTCGTCACCATCACCAGCATATTCGGCGGCAAGGATGGCAACGCACGCCCATGGTTCGTGATGGCGAAGGCGGCACAAACGGCGCTGATGAAGAGCTTGGCAAGCCAGAGCTATCTGGCGCGTGACGGCATCACGTTCAATTCAGTGGCACCCGGCGAGATCGACGTAGGCAAGCCTCCGAGCGGGGCGGAACTGCCGCTGGGCCGCATGGGCACGCCGGAGGAAGTGGCCAACGTGGTGGCGTTCCTGTGCAGCGAGGGGGCGAGTCTGGTCAACGGGGCCAATATCGTTGTCGATGGAGGGCAGAGCCGTGGTATTTGAGAAGGGTGATCGCGTAATGATCTCGGATGCGGCCTTAATCAATCCCCGGATTGGCCATTGGGGGCGGCGCTTTGGAACGGTCCGCAAGGTCCTCGATTTCTACCAGCAGCCAGCAGCTTATTACATGGTGCTATGGGACGGCAGGAAGCATCCGAGACCCGTCGAGAGCCAGAATCTGATGGCGGAAGATCGCGAACGGCCACACCCCACGCGCATCTATACCGCCACTGAAGCCGTTCAACTTTATGACATCAAATGAAGATTGCAGCGATTATCGCGACCCGAGGCAAGCCACGCAACGTGATCGGCATCATCGAGTCGCTGCGCATGTTGTCCACGGGGGAGAACATGCTTGAGTTCGTGGTAGCGTGCGACGAGGACGACGTAGAATGCTGGCCAACCGGCGTTCTGGCGCATATCCAGCACAACGCACGTATCAGCGTTGACGTGCGTCCCGTTGGCGTAGGCGCATGCTGGAACCGCTGCGCTGCCCTTACGGACGCCGAGGTGATGCTGACCCTGCCCGACGACGGCATCATCGCCACGCCGAACTGGGACCATTGCCTGGACTGGGCATGGAGGAACCACGACTGGACGCACGCAGACCTGAAGATCGCCGGCTTGCAGGATCAGGCCAATCCGGGGCAACCCACGCTATTCGCCATCGGACGCAGGTGGTTCGAGATGGTCGGGCACCTACTCGACGAGCGTTACCCCATGTGGTTTTCAGATACGGCCATATCCGAAACTTATTCATTCATCACGGGCAACGGACTACCTATGCTGCCCATCAATTTCGCCAGTAAAGCCAATAAATGGAACCCGCGCTTGCGGCGAATGGATTTGTGGTGGACCCATTTTGGTATCACCCGTCTAGAGCGACTGAACATGGCTGATATTATCCGTCAGACGCTAGATCTTCCCACGCCTAAAAATCTGGAGGAATTGGTAGGTCTGTGGAAGAAACGTGACGAAGCAGGCTTGCCGGCATCTGAAGAAATCGTGCGCCAAATCGAGAGACCCGCGCCCTTGGATGATCGTTATTTGGCTGCCGAAAAGGCCGCAATAGCGTATATCAAGGCTCACGATCCGACGTTGATTTTCGAGCCCACGAAGAATGACCAGCATCGTTTCTAAACTGGCTAAATACAGTGACCAGAGCGGTGGTGCGCAAGCCTGCTGGAACTGGACTGGCGGACTAGCTGGTAAAGCTCATGAAGGCATGTATGGCGCAGTTTGGTGGGAGGGTCGCCAATGGCGTGCCCATCGCCTGTCATGGATTGCGGTCCACGGGCCTATTCCAGCCGGAATGCTTGTTTGTCATACATGCGACAACACACGTTGCATAAACCCACGTCATCTGTTCCTAGGCACAGATCTGGACAACCATCGGGACAAGGCGGCCAAGGGACGTGGGTTGAAGGGTCGCAACAGGCCAGATTTAGCCCGCCTGAGCGAAGCGCAGGTTCTGGCCATCAGGAATGACCGGCGCAAGCGCGACCTTGTGGCAGCCGAATATGGGATTTCTGGAGCGCACGTTACCAATATCAAACTGCGCAAGCGGAGAGCGTACGTTCAAGCAACGCACGTCCCTACGTAGGTTCACCTATAGGGATTGTACGTAGGTTGGGGAACGTAGATTGGCGGCAGGGGCGGCAACGCAGGCTGGGGGAACGTGGGCTGGCCGAACCCAGGTTGCGTGGTGGTGGTGGATATGCCGCCACCCACGTCGATCGTCGTGGCCTGCCGGCCTGACTGGTCGGTCGAGATATACAGCCCGTCGCCCATGTCTATGGTGGTGATGGATTGCTGGGCTAATGCAATGGCAGGTGCAAAACAGGCGAGAGCGCACGCCATAGCAAGAGCAGGATAACGAGGGCCGCGACGACCCACATCACCTTGGCCACCTGAGGGGGGAGAGGCACGCCAATGGATTCGAGAACCCATAGCACGAGCCAGACGAGGCCCACGACCAGGGCTATGTAGATCAGGAGCGTGATAACTGTTTCGACCATAGTCAGTGAAACGCGGGCGGGTCATGGTAGTTCCTTTCTGGGCTTTATTGCCCTATCGATAATGCCCCTCGGCGAAGGGCATTATGCGCTAGGTCAATTGTAGGTGCGCGGGATTGGATTGCATATCCATGACCATTGCGCGACGCCGCAAAGTTGCCTCCATGCTTTGCGTGGAGTACCATCATGGTAGCGCGGCGCTCGTCGCACATCTTCCTCATAGGCAATTTGGCCTCGTGATTTCGGCTCTTTGAGCCATTCATGCATTTGCATGATTGTCCTCCTGCGATTGTTCGGCTTCTATTTGAGCGATAGCCGCCTTGCACGCACGGAAGTTCTCATGTGCAAATTTTTTTGCGGACACAGGGCTTTCTGGCAAATTGTTATTGATGACAGCGAATCCAGCCGCCGCAAAATGCAAAGCCGATAGGAGCGCCGCTATAGTCCGCGCATGTGAATCCTTTTCAGCCAGTAGAAGCATTGTTGCGTCACTTTTAGCCATTGTGTTTTCCATGCTCTCCCCCTATGCCTTAGCGTTAGCTATTTCGGCTTTGATGCCATTGGCAGCACTGTTAAGTTTCGCGGCCAATTCATTGAGAACGTCACGGCCTGCGACTGAAAGGCTATAATGGCGAGCCTCATAACCGATCTGGCTGCGAAGACTGCACACAGCGGCGTGCATTTTTTCCATGGCGAGCAAGTCAATCTGTGTCATGGCGGGCCTATGTCTTAGCCTGAGAGACGGCGTAACGAGTGCCTTCGTCGATCAGCAGCAAGGTCTCGCCGATGTTCAATTCCGGCTTGCCTAGCTCTATCTCGCCGTCGTCCAGCTTGTCGCGCACGAATCGCTCTAACTCGCTGACGCTGAGATCGTCATAGCCTTGGCCTTTGTAGTAATCGCAGGCCTTCGTGAAATTGACGAAATGCGATGTGCCGATGATGGTCATGGTGCTTGTCCTTTCAGGTGCTGGGATTAGGGTTCGCTTCGCCTCGGGATGCTAGACGTTGACGTACTTGGCCGTTGCCGCATCCCAGACTTGCAGCGTTTCGCGCTTGCAGTAACCGCTAGACCGAAACGCCTCGCGCATTGCGTCGGGAACGTCTTTAGCGCCGATCATAATCCAGCCAAAGACTCCGCGAATGCGATACGAAGTGAGTCCGGGAGCCGCGCAAGGCCTTTCGTGGGCGTGATAAGTTTGCATAGTGTTTCCCCTTTCAGGTGCTGGTGATACGCGAGGCAAAGCGAACTAAACTCTTGAGATTGCTGGCATATCGGAAATCCCCCACCGCAGCAGGGGATTGCGCGCTAGGTCAGCTAGAAACGTGGCAATTTGCGCATAGCTTCGGCACTAGCGGCCATTGCATCTTCAAACGTCTTGAAAACTGTTCCGCAGTAATCGCACGTCGTTCCGTGCAACGCGGTATGGCAGCAATAGCCGTCATCCAATGCATGGGCGATATGATCGGCCAAGCGGTTCATTCTCTCGGTTTCATATTCAGCGGCGTTTTTGTAGCGCATGATACGGTCTCCCATAGGGTGAGGGGTTAGCGGGCGAGAGAAAGGCGAAATTCGATCTCATCGAGCATCGCCACGCCTCCTTTAGTGAGGCGGAAACAGTTATAAGGATTGCTGATTTCGGGACGCGGGCCCCCAAACGCAATCAAGTTGTTGCAGAGATACGTTTCGCCATTCTCGCGACCAATGCGGCCGGTATGATGAACGCCACGCAACAGCCGAGCATTCTTGCGGTCATGCTTGGCCTGCTCTTTAGCGATAAACTCTGATTCGGTCATATGCGGTTCCCCTTTGCTGACAGTGAGAGTATGGGGAAGCCTATAGCGATTGTCTAGCAGTCATTGGCGCATAGCTGTGCATAACTTTAAGCATATCGCTAGACATTGGATGATGCTATAAAGAGTGCATGGCAAAGGACACGCGGCCACAGATCAATATCAGGGCGAAAGCTGAAGAAATCGGCCAATGGACCGAAGCGGCAAACCTCAACGGTTTGAGCCTGTCAGCATGGCTGCGGATGATTGCCCTTCGAGCAGCGCGCAAGGACATCAAGCACGCGGAACAAGGTCAGTAATGCTGACTAGTTTTGTTTGCTGACCCAACAATCTTAGTCACAGATCGGTATCAACGCCTATCGATGGTATTGGCAGCGACACTTGACGCCTAGATATTACCTCGTCATTGTCCTCGCGCGCATTCTCATACGGTTCATCCATCCCTTGGAGGTTATGAACCTTGACGATCATCGATCGCCTAACAGCTGCTATCCGCATTGCAGACCAGTCCGTCGAACACGCCCAATTCCAGGCAGACTATCGAAACTGGCTGGAGGTCCGCACAACCTTGCTGGCCGCAAGGGACGAGCTGGCCAAGCCTATTCCCGGCATTCACGCGGCAGTGCCATCGCCCATGGTGTTGCCTGAGCTTGTGAAGCTCGACGGCCGGACCAAGGAAGCCAGAGCCCTGAAGGCCGCAAATGTCTGACCTGTCGATCAGACAAGACAAGTTTGCCCGTGAATACGTGAAGACAGGTAACGGCACCCAAGCTGCAATCAAAGCCGGATACGCCCAGCCAAGTGCTCACGTCCAAGGCTCAAGGCTGATAAGCAATGCTAAAGTCTCCAAGGAGATCGCAGCCCATAGACGCCGCATGCAAGAGCGCCTCGACATCAGCAGAGAGACGCTGATCAACAATGCTGCCCATATTGCAGAGCAAGCATCAGTAGACCAGCAATACGGACCAGCCATAAAGGCAACAGAGCTGATTCTAAAGGCTCAAGGCTACCTGGTAGAGAGAAGCCTGAACCTCAACGCAGACGTAACTCAACAGCATCTAGACGCACTGATGCAGTACACAGACAGACGCATTACCGAAGAGGTAGGCAAGGCAGTGCAAGGGAAGAGAGAGCAGAGGGAGGCAAGCACGGCCGCTGATGTCACAGACGTTGAGGACACAGGTTGCCCAGACGTTCATGATGATTTGTCATAATGTACGTTATGCGATAACCAACGAGGAACGAAGAACGTAGCAATATCAATGGCTTAGCCGCATGGCAGGGCAGGGCAGCGATCGAGCCCCCCGGATGCGGTGACCACCAGAGGGGGCGGCTGCCGATGCAGCACTCCCACATTCTGTTCAGGAAATTTAGAAAAATTGGGGAGTAGCAGTGATCCGAGTCCGAGAAGAGCCTTTGGTGAGGGTTGCGCCTACGTTACGAAAGGCTGTTACGAAACAGCGTCTTGTTACGAAAGGTGGGAGGCCCCGGAAGTACGAGAGCGGGGCTGCCAAACAGGCGGCTTACCGGGAGAGGAAGTGGGCTCGTGGCTGACGACTATGATCTTGATGCTCGGCACAAGCGTGTGCGGGACATGAAGGAGTTGCTGTGGAAGGCGTTGAACCATGACGATGACCCGAAGATCGGAGTGATGGCGTGTCTGTCGGTGGCGGCACAATTTATCAATCATGAGGACGATTGCGCGGAGTCCTTCAGGAAGGCAATCACCTACCTGTCGCGGCTGGTTCATTGTGACCGCCAGGAATACTTGGTGGCGATGCTGAAGCACTATCCCGAGCTTCTGAATGCGGTCGAGGCCAGCGGCAATGGCTGAGACTGCCCTGAAGCCTCGTCCTGCCCAGTTGAGGGCTGCCGAGCAGGCGAGGGTCATGTTCGACCAGTACACGGCGTTTGTGCACAGGTACCGGCATGACCCTGTGGCCTTTGCCGAGGAGGTCCTGAAGGTCGAGTTGCTGTCGTGGCAGCGCGAGTTCATGCGAAGCGTAGCGGAGGGCAAGCGAAGGATCAGTGTCAGGACGGGCCATGGGGTGGGCAAGACCGCCGCCTGCGGGATGCTGGTCGTATGGCACCAGACGGTCAGGTATCCCCAGAAGACCGTGGTGACGGCCCCTGCTGCAGGACAGTTGTTCGACGCGCTGTACCCCGAGATCAAGAAGTGGTTTTCAAGGCTGCCAGAGTTCTGCCGTGTCCTGTTCGTCGTCCTGACCGACCGGATCGTCCTGAAAGCGGAACTGGACCGGAAGATCGAAGAGTCGTTTGTGTCAGCGAAGACCTCCTCTATGGACCGGCCGGAGGCCATGCAGGGAGTGCATTCAGACGGCTTCGTCCTTTTGATCTTCGACGAGGCTTCCGGGATACCGGAAGCAGTCTACAGTGCGGCCGCTGGCTCGATGTCCGGCCACAACTGCGTCACGATCCTCATTGGCAACCCGACCCGCAACTCGGGCTTCTTCTTCGACACCCATAACAGTCTCCGGGCCAACTGGACGACCATGCACGAATCCTGCGTGGGCAATCGGCTGGTGAGCAACGACTTCATCGCCGACACGCTTCACAGATGGGGCGAAGGCAGCAACGAGTATAGAGTAAAAGTCCTCGGCGAGTTCCCCATCAGCGAGGCCCGGACGCTTATCAGTGCAGACCTCGTAGACGGAGCCATGAACCGCGATGTCGTCCTCAACCCCAAAGACCCTATCGTCTACGGCGTCGATGTCGCTCGATTCGGTGACGACAGGAGTACCATCTGCAAGCGACAAGGCAACATCGTACTCGAAGTTAAGTCTCAGAGGGGATTGGACCTCATGGGCGTTACTGGCTGGGTCGCTGCCGAAGGCAATGTGGACCGACCTGCCGAGATCATGGTCGACAGCATTGGCCTCGGAAGTGGCGTCGCTGACCGCCTTAGAGAACTCAAGTTCAACGTCCGCGATGTCAACGTCTCCGAGACGACCTCGATGAACCTCGGCGCCTACCGATTGAGGGACGAACTCTGGATCATGGTCAGGGACTGGCTCAATACCAGGGTCTGCCGTCTCCCGAAGGATGATGAACTCCGCATGGAACTGGTCTCCACCTGCTACGACTACCACAGCACAGGGCAATACAAGATCGAGACCAAGGACAGCATGAAGAGCCGCCTCCGCCGCTCGCCTGATCTTGCCGATTCATTATGCTTAACTTTTGCAGGGCAAGGTGCCCTCGTCGGCGGACGCGCCCCCGCCTGGATTCCGGGCCAAGCACTCAAACGCGGTTTGAGAGGAGTCGTCTGATGTCTGCCAAGAACATTTCGAGCGAGAAGATGAACACGTCCGGCATGAGCGGCGGTCGCTCGGGCGAGACCCGCCGCGTGATGACCCCGCAGCCCAACAACGTCAGTGCCAAGGGACCGAAGGGCGGCAAGATGGCAATGCCCAAGAAGGGCGGCACCGGAAAGCCCGGCTGATGGTCGAGGAAGTCGTCCATCTCAGCGACCTCGTGGCCGACCTCAAGCAGCGGGTCGAGGCCCTGGAACGCGCGCTTGCCATGCAGCCTGCTGGCATCGCACCCACTGCAACCGCGCCTCAGATACAGGAAGCCTATACGTTTGGCGCTAAGTGGGATGTTGGCACCTACTCCGAAGAGGACTTCCGCGATGGCTAAGTTGACCACCGCCGGTCGCAAGAAGATCGCCACGAAGAACTTCGCCGGTCCTGATCGCTCGTATCCGATCGAGGACGCGAGCCATGCCCGCAACGCCCTTGCGAGAGCATCGGGCAAGGCCGTCGAGGGTCGCGTCCGCGCCGCCGTTCATCGCAAGTACCCGAACATGGGCAAGAGCGACGGCAAGAAGAGCTGGCTCGGCTAATGCCCAGCAAGTCGCCCAAACAGGCAAGGCTGATGGCAGCGGCGGCACATAACCCGCAGTTCGCCAAGAAGGTCGGCGTGCCGCAGAAGGTGGCGAAAGAGTTCAATCAGGCGGACGCCGGTACCGGCATCCTGAAGAAGAGGAAGAAATCATGGCTAGGATAGAAGGAGCCATCTGATGGCGTGGACAAGCAAGTTCAAGAGCCTCGAATCGGCGTTCGAGAAGCAGCCCAACAGCGTCGGCAATATGCACGGCCCCGCCGCCATGCTGCACCACAAGACCCTGATGCCTCGGGGCAACCCGACCGACATGGGCTCGACCAAGGGCAACGGCCCCGGCTTCGGCGCTCCGATGGCGGGTGCCCTCGGCGACAAGGTCAAGACGACCGCCGTGCAGTCTCCTGCCCAGCACGCCGCCACCGTGAAAGCGGGAATGGCCTCGGGCATGAAGCGCAGGAAGATCATCTGATGGCCAACCAGATGACCACCACGCAGGGCATCGTGACCGCCACGGCGGTTGCCCAGCTCCTGCTCGCCGCCAATGCCGGCGCTTCCCGCCGCATGGTCGCCCTCCCGGTCGCCGGAACCCTGTGGGTCGGCGGCCCTGGCGTAACCACGACAGGAGCAGGACGCGGCTTCCCCGTCGTGCTGAACCAGCCCTTCGATCAATGGGGTTCGGGAGACCCCAGCCAGGCCGGCATCTATCAGGGTGCCCTCTACGGTGTCGCCACCGCGATCTGCACCGCCACCGTCGTCGAAGTGTTCAGCTAGTGTTCGACAGCCACATCCTTGCCTGGAAGCGTCATCTCAAGCGGCAGGAGATGAAAGCCCTGCTCGCGGCGGTGGCCGAGGTCCGGCAGGAATGGCGCGTCAAATGGGACGAGATCGACCAGCGTAGCCGGACAATGAAAGAGCAACCATGGCGGACATAGGCACACCCAAAGCCATGGGCGGCGGCCGCTACCACATGCGGCCTGCCGAGAACCTTGAGCTTCCGGGCGACCCCGGCAAGGACAACTCCGGTGCGGGAGGAAAGCCCAAGGGTGTCGGCGTCCTCAACAGTGCCCCCAAAGGTCCGCGTCACCTGATGGACGACTACGAGTTCGGCCTGCAGGTCCATGGCACGATCAGCGACGCCATGCTGTTCATCGACGGCTACATCGCTCCCGACCGGGCATTGGCACAGGCCTACTACCTTGGAAGACTGTTCGGCAACGAGCAGGAAGGCCGTTCCGAAGTGGTGATGACCGAAGTGCGCGATACCGTGCTGGCCATCATCCCCGACCTGCTGAGGATCTTCACCCAGACCACGACGATCGTGCAGTTCATTCCCTCGAACTCAAAGACGGTGGAACAGGCCGATCAGGCGACCGATTATGTGAATCACATCTTCTGGAACGACAACGCGGGCTTCGAGATCTTCCACAACTGCCTGAAGGACGCGCTGACGGTGAAAACCGGCGTCATCAAGTGGCACTGGTCCGACGACATCGAAGTCACTGAAGCGGACTACTCGGGCATCAGCCACGATCAGCTTCTCCTGCTGCAAAGGGAAGAAGACCTCGAAATCATCGAGGCCGAGCCGGTGACGAAAACCGAGGCTGTATCGATGAACGGCAACGTCATCGTGCCCGCCGAGGTCGTCTACGACGTGCGGATACGAAGGAAGCGCAAGAAGCAGCGTGTCGTTCTTGAGTGCATTCCTCCCGAGGAGTTCCTGATCGACCGCGAGACCCGCGACCTCGATACCAGCCGCTACATCGGTCATCGCAGCCTCAAAACGGTCTCCCAACTGATCGACATGGGGTATGACGCCGATGAAGTCGAGAACATCAGCAACTCCGACGACAGCTACTACCTCACCAACCTTGAGGCAATTACGCGCAACCCTGCTATCAACATCTTCTCGCGTGATACCGGTCCGAACAGCGCGCTCAAGCGTTTCGTATACGTCGAGTCATGGATACGTATCGACCGCGACGGCGACGGAATTGCTGAACTACGCAAGGTCTGTTCCATCGGCCCGCACATCCTCTTCGACGAAGTAGCCGACGAGGTTCCCTTTGCCGTCTTCTGCCCCGACCCGACGCCTCATCTTCTGATCGGTCAGTCAGTCGCCGACCAGACGATGGATTTGCAGCTCATCAAGTCGGCAGTTGTTCGCGACACCCTCGACAGCCTCAAGCAGTCCATCAACCCGAGAACGGTCGTTGTCGAGGGGCAGGTCAATCTCGACGACGTGATGAACAACGAGATCGGCAACATCATCAGGGCAAGACAGCCCGGCATGGTGCAGAGCCTCGACACGCCGTTCCAGGGTCAATATGCCCTCCCGGTCATCCAGTACCTCGACCAGGTGAAAGAGAACCGGACGGGAATCAATGCCGGCGCCAACGGCCTCGACGCCGACGCGCTCCAGAGCACGACGCCGACCGCGGTGAATGCCGCCGTGCAGGCCGGACAAGCCCGCAAGGAGATGATTGCCCGCCTGTTCGCCGACAACGGCATGAAACGCCTGATGAAGGGCATCTACCGCATGGTGGTGAGGCATCAGGACAAGCCACGGATGATCCGGCTCAGGGACAAGTTCGTCGAGATGGACCCGCGCTTCTGGGACTCCGACCTCGATTGCGTGCCCAACGTCGCTTTGGGACGCGGCACCGACCAGCAGAGCCTCGCCTTCCTTGCTCAGGTCGCCGGCAAGCAGGAACAGATCATCCAGCTTCTGGGACCGGATAATCCTCTCGCTCCCGTGGACAAGTACCGCGAGACCCTTGCCGAGATGTGCCATCTGGCGGGCTTCAAGGACGAAACCAAGTTCTTCGGCGATGTGACGCCGCAGCAGTTGCAGCAGCACGCCCAGCAGCAGCCGCAGAAGCAGGACCCGACCATGATGCTGGCCCAGATCGAGCAGCAGAAGGTTCAGGTGCAGGCCCAGAAGAACCAGGCCGAAGCCCAGCAGAAGAACCAGCAGATGATGCTTGATCATCAGCAGGCCGCCATGAAGATGCGCCTCGATTATGCGAGCAAACTGGCGGTCGCGCAGATCGCCGCCACCGGCTCTTTCAATGAAGCGCAGTTGGAAGCCTTCATTAGCCGCGACGAGGCTATTACTACTGCGCAGATGCAGGGCATGGTCGATCACCACGCTAATCTGATGCAGTCCGCCGTCGATCATCACGGTAACGCCATGGATGCGCAGGCCCAGGTTGAGTCCGCCCGCCTTGCCGCTCAGGCCCAGCCCGAGACCGTGCAATGACCGAAGACATCGAGTTCATCTCCAATGTAAAGGCGCTGGCGACCAATGGCACGCTGGCCGAAGTGCTGCGGCGCCTGGAAGAAGATGTGATCGAGCAATGGAAGATCGCTCCCCAGACCGAGGAACGCGAACGCTGCTGGCATCTTTTGACCGCCATTCGCCTCGTCAACGTGAAGATCACTTCGCTCACCGATGAAGAAAAGGTCCGCGCCTGGCAGAGCCAGCGGGCCGTAAGGAGAATCTGATGGCCGACCCGAACACAGACATGAGTTTGGCAGATGCCAGCAGTGCCCTCGAAGGCTTGCTCGCCCGCGATGAAAATCTGGGTAACGACGAGCCCGAGAAGGAAGAGGCCGCGCAAGCGGAAGAGACCGCCGAACCGCCCGAGACGCCGGCCAAGGTTGAAGAACCTGATGCCGAGGGCGAGGAAGCGGAAGCTGAGTCGGAAGCAGAACCCGAGGAAGAGCAAACCCAGGAACCGCTCTACACCGTCAAGGTCGACGGCAAGGAACAGCAGGTCACTCTTGAGGAGCTTCAACGCGGCTATTCCGGCCAGAAGTGGATCAGTCAGCGTAGCCAGTCAATGGCAGCAGAGCGCAAGGCCCTTGAGGCCGAAGCGGCTGCGGTGAAACAGGAACGCGCGCAATACGCCGAGGTACTGGGCAAACTCGCCTCTCAGCTTGGAAGCGGAGAAGCGGAACCCGACTGGGAAAAACTGCGCGCCGAGGACGAGTTCAAGTTCGTGGTTGAACGTCAGGCCTGGCAACTGAAGCAGGACCGGCTCAATGCCGTCAAGGCAGAGCAGGCCCGCATCGCAGGCCTTCAGAAGCAGCAACAGGACGAAGCCACGCAACGGTATGTTGAAGAGGAAAACCGCAAGGTCCTCGACAAGATCCCGGCGTGGAAGGACAAGACCAAGGCCAAGGCAGCCATCTCCGACCTTCGCGACTATGCGAAAGGCGAAGGCTGGACCGACGAGGAACTGGACAACGCAAGGGACAGTCGCGCCGTGCTCGCCCTCTACAAGGCGATGCAGTTCGACAAGCTTGCCAAGACCCAGATGCCCCGCCCGGTCGCAGGTCGCGGTCCACGTTCGGCTTCTCCCGGTGCAGGTTCAGCCACGCCCGGCCGTCCCGCCGAAGTCACCCGCTTGAAACAGCGTCTCGCCCAAACCGGCAGCGTCGATGACGCCGCCAATATCTTCCTGCAACAGGGGGTCTTCGAGTGAGGCCCCGGAGCGAGAAATGGCAATCGTTACCAACACCATCACGCGCTACGACTATACCAAGTCGGTACGTGAGGATCTTTCCGACATCATCTACAACATCAGTCCGGTAGACGTTCCTTTCCAGAGCAATATCGGACGCGACAAGGCTGCCCAGACCTTCACGGAATGGCAGACCGACACTCTTGCTGCGGCGGTCACGACCAACGCGCAGCTTGAAGGCGACGACATCGTCTCCACCGCCGATACACGCGCGACCACCAATCGCGTCGGCAACTACACCCAGATCAGCCGCAAGATCGTGGCCGTGACGGGAACCCTCGAAGCCTCCAACAAGGCCGGTATGAGGTCTGCCAAGGCCTACAACCTCGCCAAGGCCGCCAACGAACTGAAGCGCGACCTAGAAAGCACGCTGACCGGCCTGCAGGCGGCAGTGGTCGGCAACAACACCGTGGCTCGCCAGACGGCAGGCCTCGGGGCGTGGATCATCACCAACTACATCAACGGCAACGGCACCGCTGGTGGAGCGCCCGTGATGTCTTCGTCTTCGGACGGCTATCCGGCTACTGCTGCGGTGGCGACGACTGCACGCACGGCGACGGAAACCGTGCTGAAGAGCGCGATCCAGAAGGTATGGACGCAGGGCGGTTCTCCCGACTTCGCCATGTGCGGTCCGTTCAACAAGACGGTCATCTCCGGCTTCACCGGCATCGCCACGCGCTTCCGTGACGTTCCGGCCGGCCGGCAGGCCCAGATCATCGGTGCGGCGGATGTGTACGTCAGTGACTTCGGTACGATCTCGATCGTTCCAAACCGCTTCCAGCCGGAGACCGACATCTATCTGGTGGACAAGAGCATGGCGGGGGTGAGTTACCTTCGTCCGTTCCAGAGCATTCCGATGGCCAAGACCGGCGATGCCGACAAGACGATGCTGATCGTCGAGTACGCATTGAAGGTCCGCAACCAGCGGGCGTTCGCCAATATCGCAGATTGCACCACAAGTTAAGTGCACAATTGAAGGTTGCGGGGCCAGAGAGTAAGCTGGTCCCGCGATTTCACCAAGGAGAGTTTAGTGCGCGGACCTCTACTTGATCGGTTGATGGACAGGGTAAGTCCCGAGCCAAACAGCGGCTGTTGGTTATGGACGGGGAATGTCAATGAGGATGGTTATGGAATGATTTGGGATGGACGTATGGCTGATCGCGTTCATCGCGTTTCATACAAGCTTCATTGTGGTCCTATCCCAGAGGGTAGTGTTGTGCGGCATCGCTGCGATATTCCATCATGCATTAACCCAGATCATTTGGAAATTGGCACTCAACTCAACAACATTGCCGACCGCGAAGATCGTCAACGCACCGCTCGCGGAGTCAATTGTTCCAAGACAGTTCTTACGGAAGAACAGGTATTGGAAATCCGCGCCAGTAAAGTTGCCACACGCTTTTTGGCGCAAAAATATGGTGTTTCCAAATCGACCATTCGTCACACTAGAAATGGTCGTTATTGGAAGCATCTTTCATGATTTGCCTAACTGTGTCCCAACTTCCCGGTGGGGGAGCCGCTTTCTCCCTCCTCCACCGGGCTTTTTCCGAAGGTCAATGAAACAGTACCTCGACCACGATTCTGAAAGCGGCATCTCTCATTGGGTTGATACCGACGAGGAAACCGGCATCACGACCTATGGCGCCGACCAGGAAGTGACGCCGATCCTCGACATGAATCAGGCCGAGTACAACGGCGACCATGGACGGTGGGGCGAGTTCACCAAGGTCGCTTCCATCCCAATGGTGTTCTTCGCCGATCTCGTGATGTCCGGGGTAGTCGCACCGGACGGCAGCACGCTGGATGACGGGGAGTTACGCAAGCGGCTGAAAACCGTCCTGAACGACATCGACTATCGCAAGTTACGCACACGCCCTGGGAGCATCTGAATGAAACTTGCTGTGGTGAGCCCGGCACGGGACATCGTCGATACCGGCTTCGCCTTCGATATGGCGAACATGATCGGCTTCACCTGTGCCCATCGGCCCGACATCGAACTGGCATCCTACGTCAGCAAGGGCACGATGATCTTCAACCAGCGTATTGATCTCGTGCGTGAGGCGATGTCGGAGGGCTGCGCTCACATACTGTGGCTCGACACGGACATGCGTTTCCCCAAGGACACATTGATTCGTCTTCTGGCCCACCAGAAGGACATCGTCTGCGCGAACTATGTCACCCGACAGGTTCCTCCTGAGCCGGTGTCATTCCAGCTCACAGACGACGGCAAACTCTGGCGGCGCGTTCCGACGCTTGCGGCTTCGACTGGCTTGGAGAGGGTCACGGGTGCGCCGATGGGCTGTATGTTGACCTCGGCGGCAGTGTTCAAGAAGCTCGACAAGCCCGACGTGCCGATGTTCTGGTTCCAGTATTCGGTCAAGAACCATACCACCCTGGGCGAGGACATCTATTTCTGCATCAACGCCGGACGCTATGGCTTCGACATCTTCATCGACCACGACCTGTCCAAACAGGTCCGCCATGTCGGCATCTTCGAGTTCGGCCATGAGCATGTCGATGACGAAGCAGCCCTCTCCATGCGTGCCGAGGTCGACGCCGCTGTCGTTACCGAGCTGCACAAGGAAGAACCCAAGCCGGTGATCCCGTTTGCCAAGACGCCGCGTGTCGTCGGCGCCGAGGGCATCCACAAGGACATGATCGCGGAGGCCGTGCATGGCCCGCAGGCAGCAGACTGATGGCCCTTGATGGCACCTATACCGGCCTGAAGGCTTCGGTGGCAGACTGGCTTAACCGTCAAGATTTGGTTGCGCAGATTCCTGATTTCATCACCATCGGAGAAGCGCAGATCAACCGCACCCTGCGCGTTCTGCAGATGGAAGTGTTCTCGGACGGCACTTCCAGCGCTGACCTCGTGGCCGTGCCTTCCGACTGGCTGGAAACGCGCACGCTCAGGCTGGAAGACCCGACAGCGGGGATGCAGATCCTAGAATATGTCGGCGAGGAAGAGTTCGACCAGTTGGAAGCGAGCGGCCTCACCAACACGACCCGCTACTATACCATTCTGAATGGTGCCTTCCAGGTTCTTCCGGTGCCAACGGGAGACGTGTCGTACGACATCCGCTACTACGCCAAGATTCCCGCGCTCTCCGTCAGCAACACGTCCAACTGGCTGCTGCTGAAGTCGCCCGATCTCTACCTCTATTCTGCTCTCGCGGCTTCGGCTCCCTTCCTGAAGGACGACGAACGCATTGCGGTATGGGCGGGCGCGGCCAACAAGATCACCGATGACATGAAACTGGAAAGCGAGCGGGCCAAGCGGCCAACGACCCGTATCCGTACCCGCATGGCCACTTTCGGATAGAGGATCATCATGGCTGTTACGTATTCATCGACACTCAAGGACAATCGTATGCAGCTTGTCCTTGACCTGATCGGCAGCAAGGTCGCCGCCGCATCGACTGGAGCCTTTTCGGCCGGCACTATCGTTATCGGCACCAGCACCCTCTCGGGATCGACGGGTGTGATTGCCACAGGGGTCTTGAGTTCGACACCGTTCTCGCTCAGCGCCGGCGTCATTACCATGCTGGCAGTGCCGATCACCACCACGGCCATCCTGACCGCCACCGCATCGAAGGCCGAACTCAGGAACAACGCGGGCACGGCCATTGTCACCGGGCTCACGGTAGCGACAACCGGAGCAGATGTGATCATTGCCAACGTCAACGTGACGAACGGACAGACGGTCTCGATCAACTCCGGCACGATCACTCATTCGTAAGGTCAATGAGTGCTCTGCCTGCCATTCAGTGGGGCCTGATCGCCGGTATTAAGGACCATGGTGGCGGATGCAGGGTCGTGTTCACCGATGACCCGATGTCTATCCCGGCCAATACGATGTTCGGCAAAGGCGAACGCTACTTTGTGAGCAACGCCGGATGGCAGCCGATGACCGACATCTGGAACCACAAGGAATGGATCATCTGGAAAGGCGAGCAGGCAGTGCTCGACGCCGATCCCGAGCGTCAGCCCTGTGGCTCCTGTCGGGCCTGTTGCATCACGCCCTTTGTGGCCGATGAGGGCGACGGCTTCACCAAGCCCAGCCATAAGCCCTGCCACAACCTCTGCAATGCCGGCTGCTCGATCAACGCCAGCAAACCAGTCGTGTGTGGCAGGTTTGAATGTATATGGCTGCAGAGCCAGAGCGGTAACCGGCCAATGAGTCCGGAGTTACGCCCTGATCGTTGCGGTGTGATGCTGACGCACGAGGAGGACACGACCAAGATTCACGTTGATCGGAGTTATTCCAAGTCGGCAGCGATGCAGGCGTTCGTCGCGGCCCGTGAGAGCGAAGGCGAGCGGTTCGATACGGTTACGCACTACTTCGGCGAGAGCCGCTGATGGCTACCATCGTCTTCCTGTTGGCCGCAACAAGTTCACCGTGGACAGTACCGGCCGATTTTCCAGTGCCTGCGACTGGCCATACAGTTGAAGGTGTAGGTCACGGTGGCGCCGGGGCAATAGGAACCACGGGATCAGGGCCGAATGGCGGCGGCGGCGGTGCGGGTGGTGCCTATCGGCTGATGACCTATTCGTCAGGCACGCTGACGCCCAGCACGACGACGGTTGCGTTCCTTGTGGGGGCGGGGGGCAGTGGTTCGACTATCAGCAATCAATGGGGAAGCAGCAGCGCCAATTCGGGAGCATTTTATGCGATTCCCGGGTCAGCGGCGGCAGATGCTTCAGGTGTCAACGGCGGCAGTAATTTCACCGTCAGCGATCTTGGATCGCCAACCGTTGTCTATACCCAGACGACCGCGCGCAACGGCGGCAGCGGCGCTTCGAGTGGCAAGAATCTGGGCGGGGCAGGCGGCGCGGGTGCTGCGGGCACGACCGGGATCGGCGGCTCGCCGAGCAATCCTGCGACGACAGCCGGTGGCAGCGGTGGCACGGCCAATGGTGGCTCACCGGCTGGTGGCGGCGGCGGCACGGGCGATGTCACACCAACGACCGGCACGAGCGGTACGGCCGCTACGCTATGGACGGCTACAGCGGGCGGAGCGACAGCCGGTGCCAGTTCGGGCGGCGGCGGTTCGGGCACCAACACCAATACCGGCGTAACGCTCTCGACGGCGGGGGACGGTGCGGTCTACGGCGGAGGGGGTGGTGGCCGAGGCGGTGCCCGTGGTTCCTATAACGCTTCCTCGCATACCGGCACGGGTGGCGCTGGGCTGATCGTCATCACTTACACGGCGAATACTGGTCTTGCCGTCACACTGGCAACCACGGAAGCGGCCGATACCGCCGCAATCGCCATCACTGCCCAGACCGGGGCAACACTGGCCGCCACGGAAACAGCGGATACGGGCGCCTTCGTCGTCAATGTCGCAGTTGCACTGGCAGCGACGGAAGCGGCCGATACGGCAGCGATTGCGATCACTGCCCAGACGGGCACGACCCTGGCGGCGACCGAGGCTGCTGACACGGCAGCATTCACGATCTCTGCAAAGACTGGCGTTACGCTTGCGGCGACCGAAGCCGCCGATACTGCCGCAATAGCCATAACGGCGAAGACCGGGACAACGCTTGCGGCCACCGAGGCACAGGACAGCGCAGCATTCGCCATATCGGCCCAGACCGGGATAACTCTGGCAGCGACGGAAGCATCCGACACGACGGCCATTGTCATCACCGCGAAAACCGGCGTCACGCTCGCGGCGACAGAAGCATCAGATACCTCGGCCATCGCTCTTGCCGCACGGACAGATGTGGCCCTTGCGGCGACGGAAGCTCAGGACACGGCCAATTTCAGCGTGGCGGCGTCCGCTGCTAATATTGCCACCCTTGCGGCAATCGAGGCATCCGATACCGCTGCCTTTGTCGCAACGGTTTCCAATGGGATTGTCCTGAATGCCACCGAATCCCCGGATACGGCAGCGTTCACCGCATCTGCCATCACCACGGTTGGTATCGTCCTGAATGCTTCCGAACTGCCTGATCGCGCCCAAATCCAACTATCGTATTGGCAGACTCATCCGGTAACGCCGGACATCTGGACGCCTGAGCCGGTCAACAGCGATTCATGGACCCCGAGAGTAGCCCAATGACCGGCATCCCCATTTCCAGATTGGACCTCGTTCCCGTCATCAACGGCGACGAGAAATTTCCCATTGTCCAGAACGGCGTCACCAGTTCGGCCAATCCCGCGCTGCTGGCGTCCTATCTCGGTGGCCTTCAGGTCGGTTATACAGCCTACACGACCAACCACAGCATGACGGCAGCCCAGACCACGGGGACATTCAGCAATGCTGGAGCGGCAGGGCCAGTCGTCCTGACGTTGCCTACGCCTGCCATCGTCCAACTCACTTACACCTTCATTGTGGCGGCGGCGCAGACGCTGGAAATAGACGTGGATGGCTCGGACATCATCACCCTGGGGGAGATAGCCTCCAGTGCGGGTGGCTTCGTATCGTCCGACTCGCCCTATTCGGTCATTACCGTGAAGGCCATTTCGACAACCCTTTGGGTAGCCACTTTCCTGCTCGGTTCATGGATCCCCGGATGACGACCTGGACCCCCGAACCGATCAACCTGCTGGAAATCCCGTTGCTGACGGAATCGCTGCTGGAAATACTGACCGAATCGGGGGTCATCATCCTCGTGACCGACCGGGGAGACCTGTGGAACGAGGAACCCCTACCGACCGACACATGGAGACGCCGCCTTGGCTGAACCTTTCTTTATCGCCCGCAGCCACTTAGGGGTGTATAAATCCTCTGCCATGCTGAAGGCATGGACATCGAACACGTCCACCGAGGCGAAGGCGCAGGGGGCGAAGTTCGGCAGGGTCTCGACCAATCCCGCCACTGGCGAAGTCGTCTTTGAAGCATGGACCGAGGAAAATCCCACCGACCCGGGTGATCCTCGCTGGACGCCCGAGGAGTGATCGATGCCGAATAGCTTTACCGCGAATCTAGGGCTGGAGAAGCCGGAAGTCGGAGCTGATGCGAACCTCTGGGGCGGTCATCTGAACTCTGATTTGGACATCATCGATTCGGTTTTCACCGGAACAACAACGCGGCCGATTTCCTCGCAAATCCTGTCCAGCACCAAGTATCTCGACGTAACGACGACCAGCAAGGCCATGATGCTGGCCATGAGCAGCATCAGCGCGGGCGCCACCCGCACGCTGACGGTGCAGGACAGCGATGGCACGATTGCCCTGATCGCAGACCTCGCGACCGCCACCACCGGCATGGCGACGACCGGCAGCGTTGCGGCGGCCACCGTTGGCATGATGGACCTAACATCGGTCCAGACGGCTACCAACAAGACGCTGACGGCCCCGCTTCTCACAGGCATTCTCGCGGCCTCTACTGGCGTGACGACGACGGCGGCGAGCAACAATACGAAACTGGCGACAACGGCCTATGCCGACCGCATCGGCGTGCAGCAGATTCAGACCACGATCACGGGCGTGATGAGTACCGGAACGACACTGAACCTATACAACGACTCTATCCCGACGAATATTCAGGGCGACGAGTACATGCAGGTCACCATCACCCCTGAGAGTGCGACGAGCAAGCTGGTGATCGATGTGGTGGCGAATTACAGCGCCAATCAAGCCGACAACCTCGTCACTGCCTTGTTTCAGGATAGCACAGTGAACGCATTGAGGGCGGTCGCCGTCAATTTGCTGCAGCCTGGCGGCATGATAAGTACGTCGTTTAGATGGGAGATGACGAGTGGCACGACATCGGCAACTACCTTCAAGGTCAGGATTGGGGGCACCGCAGGCGGCTCTCTCATAACCTTCAACGGCAGTCTTGCGGGTCGTTTGCTGGGTGGCGTCATGGCCTCCAGCATCACCGTTATGGAGATCGGTATCTGATGCCCCTCGTTCCGATCAAAATCCCGCCCGGCCTCGAAAGAAATAATGACGCTTACGAGACGACAGACCGCTATTGGGATTCCAATCTCGTGCGCTGGCAATCCGGCTCGATCGTTCCGATCGGCGGCTGGACCAAGCTGACGGCAACTCCGCTGACCGGCCCCGTGCGGAAGATCTACGTCTATCGCGACAACAGTGACCAGCGCCACGTCCTCGTTGGCACAGGCTCAAAACTCTATGAGGATAACGGCAGCACCTACGTTGACATCACGCCAGCCGCTCTCGTTCCGCTCGATTCTGTGGGCACAGCAGGCGGCTATGGAACCCTGACCTATGGCACGTCGACCTATGGCACGCCTCGCCCTGGTCCGTCGCCCATCTTCTCGCCCTTCGCCTACTGGTCGTTCGATAACTGGGGCGAGGACGTAGTGATGACCGAAAGCGCCGATGGCCGTATCTTCTACTATTCCACGGCAACGGCGACGGTAGCCCCCGCTGTCGTGACCACGGCTCCCACCGGCAACAATGCCGTAGCGGTTTCCCAGGAGCGGCATGTCATCGCCGTTGGACAGGTCGGTGGTGGTGGCTCGGTGTTCCGGGTCGCATGGTCATCGCGGGAGGACTACACCGATTGGAACTTCGCCAGCACGACCAACAGTGCGGGCTTTCAGGATCTCGATACCCATGCCCCCTTGTTGGCAGCGACGGAGGTACGCGAAGGACACCTGATCCATTCGATGTCCGACTGCTACCTGATGCAGTACGTGGGGCAGCCCTTCATCTTCGGCTTCACATGGCTATCGACCGTCGCGATGATGCATCCCGATTCGATCATCTCGTTCAACGGCAGGGCGGCATGGCTGGGTCGCAACGGTTTCCAAGTCTATAGCGGCGGTGGTGTTGCAAATCTCGACTGCCCGATCCTGAACGACATCCTGGCCGAGTTTGATCCATCCTATGGACCCTACCGCATCCATGGCGCGCAGAATGGCCGCTTTCCCGAACTGTGGTGGTTCTATCCTACGCGGGGTAATACCGAGGCCAATCGCTACGTGATCTGGAACTATGTCGAGAATTGGTGGGCATGGGGGATGCTGACCCGCTCGGCCATGTCTCCTGCCGTTGCCTATACCGAGCCGTTCATGGGCAATGCCGATGGAGATATGTTCGAGCATGACGAGCCTGACCAGTGGACGAACGCCGGGCAGCCGCGCTTTCAGGACATCTTCGTCGAGACAGGCGCGTTGGGAGTAAGTGATCGCATCGTTGACATCAACCAGTTGCAGGCGGCGACCGGAGATGGGGCAACGGCTCTGCAAGTAACGGCCTATGCCCAGTATACGCCAGAGGGCACAGTGACCACGTTCGGACCCTATACCCCTCGGTCGGATGGTTATTGTGATACTCGCATCTCCGGTCGTAACGTGCGCTTTCGCTGGCAGCCTACTTCCGATGGAGTATGGGGCATCGGCACGGTGCGCGTGGACATCCCGCAGCAGCAGGGTTCGGGTGCCAAGCGATGAACATCCATCTCCCCTATTTCACAAACCAGCAATTGCAGATTGCCTTCCAGACCATCTCGCAGGCGTTTGGCAACGTGGTGTCGAAGAACGAGGGCAGCGAGCGGGTCATGCTGCGCTCTCCCAACGGGACGATCTATGCCATCACGACGGACGATGCGGGCGTTATCACGACGACTGCCATATCGGGTAAAGACCGTGAAATCTGAACCCCTCACCCCCGACCAGAAGATAGAGCGCATCAAGAAGGCGCTGCACTATGCCGGTGATTATCATACGTGGGATGACGTGGTCGATGGCCTGGAAAGCGGGCGTTACCAGATCTTCGACAATGCCGATGGCGCTCTGATCGGCGAGATCATGCAGCTTCCAAAGGGGAGATACTACAGTGCATGGCTGGCCGGTGGTCGTCTGCCGGGAGTCATGAAGAACGTCCCGGCGATGGAGAAGCTGGCCCGCAAAGAGGGCTGCAAGCAGATGATCATGACCGGCCGAATGGGTTGGGACAGAGTGCTGCCCAAGTATGGCTGGACGAAAATCGGAGTGGTCTACTCCAAGGATGTGAGCAATGCCTAGCAAGCCCGCAGGAAACAGCAATCAGCAAACGACGCAGACTAGCCAGGTCCAGCTCCCCGACTGGCTGAACAATGCCTCGCAGAACATCGTCGGGGCGGCACATTATTACGCATCAACACTGCCGCAGTATCAGGTTGCGCCGATTACGCAATCGGGCCAGCAGGACATTCAGAGCCTGCAGAATGCCGTAGGAGGCACCAATCCGGCTTATGCCTCGGCGCAGGCGGGGACGCAGGCTCTTGCAGGTTATCAACCGCAGCAAGTTACTCCGGGCTGGCTGTCGGGCACTGACCTGTCGCCCTATATGAATCCCTACACGCAACAAGTCATCGACAAGACGATGCCGCTGATCGATCAGCAGCGGCAGATGGCCAACAATCAAACGGCCGATCTCGCTGCGAAGACGGGAGCGTTCGGGGGAAGCCGACAGGGCGTGTCCGAGGGCGTGAACAATGCGCAGTCAGGTTTGTATGCCGGACAACTTGGCGCGCAACTCAATCAGGCGAACTTCTCGCAGGCGCAGGCGGCGGCACAGGCGGACCTTGCCAGAAGCCTGCAGGCACAGGGATTGAACCAGCAGGCGGGTTTGGCGGGAGCGGGCTTGCAGCTTGGAGCCAATCAGCAGTTGGGCAACCTCGCCGGACAGGGGCAGACGGCGAACCTGCAGGGCCTCATGGCGGCGCTGGGCGGGCAGACACAGTTGCAGCAACAGGCGCAGGCGGTAAGCAACGCCCCATGGCAGGACGCCTTGCAGCGGTTACAGATGCAGGAACAGGCTGTCGGTTCGGTGCCCTATGGCCAGACGCAGACCACGACCGGAACCGGTGCTGGACCAACGAGCAATCCATGGCTCACGGGTCTCGGTGGCCTGTCTTCTCTTGCAAGCATCGCAGGCAGTATCGCTCCGCTATTGTCCGACCGCACAATGAAAACCGACATCGAGAAGATCGGCAAGGACGAGGAGACGGACCTCCCGCTCTATGCCTATCGCTACAAGGGTGATAGCAAGTCCTATCCCAAGGTCGTCGGCATCATGGCACAGGATGCACGGAAGAAGTATCCCGAGCAGGTTGTTGAGATCGGCGGCAAGCTCGCGGTGAAGAGTAACTTCCTGAGCGGCATCATGGAGCGGGCCAATGGCAACTCCTGACCAGATCGCCCAATTCAAGCTCGACAACTGGCAGCACGCACTTGCCGTGTCGAAGCAGACCGGTGTTGATCCGCGCATCGTCATGGCGCAGGCGGGCATCGAGAGCGGCTGGGGTACGGCGGCTCCCGGCAACAATCTCTTTGGCGTGAAGGGAACTGGTCAAACTCTCCAGACGCGCGAAGTCGGACCTGACGGCAGGTCGTACATGACCAGTGCCGGGTTCGCCGCCTATCCATCGACCGACCACAGTTTTGCTCACTATGCTGCTCTTCCGGTCGTCCAGAAGGTCGGGGCGGCGGGAGACTACGATGCACAGATCGCGGCACTCAAGAAGAGCGGTTACGCCAGCGATCCCAACTATAGCAAGGTGGTAGACCAGACTGCCCAGACATTGAAGGTTCCCGAAGGCGTTACGCCGTCCGTGCTGCCGATCGTGCAGACAACGAATGTGGACGGAGCGGGCGCTGGTGGTCAGGGTGTTCCAGCACAGATGCCGCCTCCGGTGGACCCTCGCACGGCTAACGATGCCGACCTCGGCGGCTATGGCAGCCCAACAGCATCTCAGCCGGGAAGCACAGACAGCCGCATCGAGGGCTTACTTGCCGCCCAGCGAGCCGCAGCATTACGATCTGCCACTGCCCAAGGCCAGACAGCATCGCAGGGATTGCTTGCCCAGGGCGCGCCGACGCAGATGGCACCTCAGCAGCAGATTCCGCTCTTGCAGGCAGGCCGTCCCCGGATTGCCCAGAACTTCACTCCCGTCCTCCCCGGCTTACGCGGGCTACTAGGATAGTCACATGGCAGGCCTCCTCGACTTCCTCGCCGGATCAAGCGATCCCAGCACCGCCGATCCCACGACCGGACTGGTGGAAGCCCAACGTCGCCAGTTGGCCTACGGCATCCTTGGTCAGACCGGGGCGGCTCTGCTGGCAGCCGGTGCGCCACAGATGCCTGGGTCGGGGGATCAGGGGCGGGCACTGGCGCAACTTGGCAACATTCCCGGCAACGTGGCGAACCAGCAGTCGCAGATGGTCAACCAGAACGTGGCGGCGCAGCGAGCCAAGGTGCTGCAGGACAAGGTGGCACAGGAGAAGGCGGCACAGGCTTATGCCGAAACGCCAGAATATCAGAAGTGGTTTAGCCAGATGCCCGACGTGCTGAAGGCGCAGGCGATGGTCAACATGAAAGCAGGCAATTATACCGCCGCAACATCTCTCGTTACTGACTACGTGAAGATGCAGCTCCAGACGCGCAGCGCACAAGCCATTGCCGAGCGCGAGGCAAACAAGGCACAAGTTACGCATGACGCCGCCGGCAATCCGATTGCCTACTATCCGGTATCGGGCAAGGTCGTACCTATTGGTGGCGCGCAGGACCCCTACGCAGCCTATGGCATAGCACCTCCCGGTGGACAGGCATCCGGCGGTACGACTGCGGTTAATGCACCAACGGGCCAACCGGCATTGCCCGATGGCACGCCAATTAGCGCTGCGCCGCAGGGCCAACCGGCGGCCAATCCGTATCCCAATGCATCGATCAATCCGGCACTTCCGTATGACAAGGCATTCGGTGTCGGCGGTGCCACGAGATACGCGCAGGGTCGCATTCAGGGAACGACTGGCCTAGGCACGATCTCTCCCGAACTGAACATGCAGAACGCAGCGGTAGCGCAGTTCGATAAGATGCGGACTGAACTGGTGAACGAGGCGCGTGCTGAAGCGCCCGGTTCATCCCGCATCAAGGCCGTATACAGCGCCATCAACGATACTCTGCCGGTGGCTGGATCAGCCTTTCACGATTCTCCCTATGCGCTGAAACAACTGGTGGCGGCGAAGGACTCGATTGCCAAGGAATTACAGACAACGACACAACTATTTCAGGCATCAAACACCAAACCAGCGGAGCGGGCGAAACTCGCACAGGACATCCAGTCGCTACGCAAGAATCTCGATAACGTGAACATCGTGGTCGATAAGCTGAGTGGCAGTCAGGGCGGAACGAAGGCTGCACCCCGAAGCGGGGGTGCGCGGCTGCGCTTTAATCCAGAGACTGGGAAGATCGAGTAATGGTCAACGTCGTCGCCGTTCCCGGTTTAGGGGATGTCGAGTTTCCTGACGGCATGAGCAATGCCGACATGGAAGCGGCGATCAAGACGCATATGGCATCTTCCGTGACCGTGCCCAAAAACGAAGGGGCAATGGCCTCCCTGACGCAAGGTGTGCGCGGCGCCAACTCCGCTCTGGCCCAGATTATCGGTGCCCCAGTTGACATCTACAACAAATATAGTCAGGCGTTCGGTCCCGGTGGCGCATTGGAACCCAAGAACATTGCCGCTGTTTATGGACTTCCCAAGGGAGCCGAGACCGTCCTCTCAGGATTGAATGCCATCGGTGGGATACGCTTGCCGAGCGGTGGCGTTGAGGACATCCGGTCGGGCATGAACGAAGCGGTCGATTTCATCAAGCGCAAGACTGGTCTGGGCGATTCATCGATCAAGGCGACCTACGGCAACATCAGCGAAGTGCCAGAACATCTGCGGCCGGCAGCGCGGGCCGGCGAAGTCACGGGCGCTACGCTCGGTATGCTGGCGGCTCCTTTGGCTGCTGCACGAAATATGACGGCGGCAGAGATTGCAGCCTCCAAGATACCTAGCGGGAGTGTACTTCCATCGTTATGGCGAAGCATCACGGGACAGGCGGCAGAGAACCCGAGCGCATTCATGGCTTCGCAGATCCCCAGCACGATAGGCCAAGGGGCTGGAGCCTATGCTGCCGAGACTATTGCTCCCGACAGTCCAACGGCACAGACCATTGGCCAACTTGTTGGCGGTGGCTTGGGAAGCGTTGTTTCTGCCGGCGCTAAGACTGGCGGAAATCTACTTGAGCGTCTCTATAACAGTATCACTGAACCATTCACGTCTACAACGGATGCCGGCAAGGCATCCATTGCGGCACGGCGTCTTGAGCCCGCCCTGACCTCGGGCAAGGAGGACATCAAGACCATCCTGGGCTCTCTTAACAGCGAACAGGCGGCTCCCGGCTTGACGGCGGGGCAGCGCGCGCAGAGCCCGGTCCTTAATGACGTGACGGAGAACCTTGCTGCCCAGAACCCAGACATGGCTAACAGACTGGCAGCGGGACGGCAGACCTACGAGCAGGGCATGCAGCAGGGCGTGAAGGGAGCCTTTGAACCCGGCCAGCCAAATGCCTTGACAGCAGCGGCACAGGCTCGGCAGACCTCCATTGCCAAGTACGTCGAGGACACCGTTGGCGAGGCCGAGCAGAAGGCGATTGCGGCAGCAGCGCCGGTCCAGCCACTGGATGCAACCTCCCGTGAACTGGCCAACACCAAGGCGCGTAACATCCTTGAGGAAGCCGTAGGCAAGGCGCGGGGCACCGAACGCAGGCTTTGGCAGATACCGGACAAGAGCGAGATCCTGCCGCAGGAAGGGACCTTGCAGGGCTACCAGACGGCAAGAGAGGGCCTATTGCCCGGAGAGAATCTTCCAACACCAATCGAGAACGCCATCAATGCCATCCAGACAGGTAAACAACCCCCGACGCTTGGTTTTCTGCAGACGCTTCGCAGTCGTGCGCTGGACATGGCCAAAGATTTACGCGCAGGGACCAATCCCAATCGTGACATGGCCCGTAGGCTGGAGGCGTTTGCCAACCAAGGCGTATTGACCGACCTGAACGCATCTTCCCAGCAGTCGGCGGCAGCGGCTCGTGACTACTCTCGCGCCCTCAACGACCGTATCACTCGTTCCTTTGCGGGAGACGTGTTGGGTATGAAGGCCACAGGCGCTGAACGCATCCGTCCCGAACTGACGCTGGAATCGGCGGCGGCCGGTGGTCCTGCCAAGGCAGCACAGCAGTTTCAGGAATTGCAGACCGCCGCTGTACCTCTTAGAGCCACGCCTGCCGAGATGCAGAGCGGTGCAGCAATGGCTCCAGCCCAGCAGATGCAAGCTACGCAGGAGCAGTTCCTGCGCACTGTCTCGCAAGGCGTCGTAGGGGCGGATGGTCGGGTCGATCCTAGCAAGATCGATACGCTGCTCAAAACTCATGCTCCATTGCTCGACCAGTTTCCGCAATACCGCACAGCATTGACGAATGCTCGCGATGCACAGCTTGCCTATGAGGGTGTCGTCCAGAAGACAGGCGATTACGCGAAGCTCACTGAAAAACAGGGGGCTTTCGCCAAGATTCTGAAAGCGGGAGAAAATCCGCAGACAGCAGTGGCTGCAGCTATCAATGGTCCCAATCCGGTTCAGGATCTCACCAGGATTTCCTTCCTCGCCAAGGCGGCTGGACCGGAGGCACAGGGCGGTTTGCGGGCCACCGTTCTGCAGCATGTCATCGACAACTCGACCACAGCCAACGGCTTCTCCTATGGCAAGGCCAATACGCTGCTGAACACGCCGATGTCGCCCAATGGTCCGACGCTCACGCAGGTTCTCAAAGAGGGTGGCGTGCTGAACGACATGCACTTCAACCAGATCAAGAAGTTCATGGATGCCGGCATGGCCGACGAGGCAGCCAAGGCCATGAAGGTTGCGGTGAGCGAGTTCAAGGGGCCGGGCATGTGGCATGACCTCGCCGAGCGTTATCTTGGCACTCGCGTCATTGCAGCTCTCGGGCTGGGCAAGGGTGGCGGAGCCGGTGGTTCTCTGCAGATGGCGGCAGCCGGTTCCAAGATTGCCAAGAACCTGTTGAGCAAGATGCCTGCGGATAAGGCCAAGGCGTTCCTCGGGGAAGCTCTGGCAGCCGATGATCCCACCAAACTGCAGATGATTCTTGAGCGCGTCGGCCAAGCACAGATGGCACGCGGCCCATCAAGCAATGTCTCGACCAAGGCACTCGTGCTGGCTCGCGCATTGGCTCTCAGGAATACCAACCCACAAGCGCCGATTGATCCCGAGACACAGCGACAGGTGATGGACCTGATTACCGGACGCACCGGAGGCAGACCGATGACCCGCGAGGAACAGGACAGAGCCTTGCGCGGAATTCCAACGGGTCCATCGCAAGGACTCAATATCACCGTGACGCCGAGGCCATAGTGTCCAAGACCACCACCTTCTACACCGTACCGACCATCGCCGAACTCAAGGCGTTGACGACGCGGCCGGCCGTAGTGGAATTAACCGGAATAGCAGCGGGCATCTTCAATTGGTATGCCGCCGATGCGACGACGGCCGATGATGGAACTGTTGTTCAATGCACCAGCGGACCGGTGGGCCGTTACATCAGAGTCTATAACGGCCCCCTTGACGTGCGTTGGTTCGGTGCAACTGGCGATGGTTCAACGGACGATACAACCGCCTTGCAGGCGGCCTTGAATGCCTTGGGAACGATCAGGGGATTATATTTTCCTTCTGGCACTTACCTGACCAAGCCGCTAACTATCAGCGGGGTTACGGGGTTCTATCTAATAGGTCCTGATTTCGACCAAACTAAACTGCTTCTGACGCAAGCGGGAACACTGCTGACCATCACGGGGCCGTGCAATTTTTCGCGCATCGCGGGACTGACGTTCGGTATCAACGGCACGCCGCAATCGATTGGCTCGACCAACGGCATTGAGATTGTCGGCAGCGGCGCCACAGGCAACATCAAATTAGATCGCGTGATCGTGCGCGGCTTCGCTGTAGATGGCATTAAGCTCACCGGCAACATCACTGACCAGATGACAGGCAACGACATCACCAACAGCTATGTTCTCGGCTGCGGCGGCAAGGCGGTGAACAGCGTCTATAACCACGATTTCCTGATCGGTGGCAACCAGTTCGGCATCGAAGGCGGATTTCCCGCGGGCACACATGGATTGTATCTCACCAACTCAGATTCCGGTGTCGTTCGTGACAACAAGATTTGGAGTCTTCAACTAGGCATCTATGCCACCACCAGCAGCTACAACTCCTGGCAGGGTAATCGAATCACTCAATCAGCGCGTGAGAACGTCACCTTTCTCAGCTCGTTCTATACCGACTTTATCGGCAATAAAGTCTATTCCGGTTCCCAGGACGGAAACGGCCTCTATAGCAATGTCATTGTCGACACCTGCATAAATTTCCTGTTTGAGGGCAACCAGGTCTTTACGTGGGATGCCACCAATTCCAAGTACGGCCTGGAGGTCAAGAACGGCTGCCAGCAATTGACCATCAAGGGCAACCGCGTGCGCGGCTTCGACGCCACCAAGGGACCCTATAGCATTGACAGTGCCACTGCCGTGGCCGGCTTTGCGGTTGACCGCGTTGTCGCGGCGGGAAGCCGGACTTCGATTGCGGCCGGTGTCACGAGCTATGTCGGTTCAACCGGAGTCTTCGATGGAGCCATTGTGGGAGCCATCCTGTGGTACATCAATGGCCAGGAAGCCATCATGGGCGCCCAGTTCGGTACGACAGCCGTTGCCGGGATCGGCGAAAGTTATACTTACACCATTCAGAAGTCCTTCTCCGACACCTCAATGGTCGGCGTCATTAGCGGTGGCACGGATGCTTTCGTTGTCTTGACGACACCCACCTTGCAGATTTTAGCCGACACAGGTGACGCGCTATCCATCAAGGTGGTGACGACCGGAGGGGCTGCTGTCGTTGGCCATTTCTACAAGATTATGCTGGCGGATTATTGAGCGGCTGAAGATATGCGTTTTTGCATCTACCACGCCAATAGGGGCTGTGGCAAATTCGTGGCACCATGGATAGTCTTGTATCCGACCTGATGAAGACCCTATTAGGGCTGGGCCCCGGCGGTGTGATTGCCGGGTTCATGTTCTATCAGTGGCGAGAAGAGCGGTCGGAGAGGCGTTCGTTGCAGGATGCAAACACGCAACTGCTGCGCGACAAGATCACCTCCGACAATGCCCTGACCTCGGTGCTGGATAGGATAGCAACCAAGGTCGGAGCGTGACATGGAGAATGGCAAGCGCAAGGAAATCAAGAGCCTGATCAAGGAGGCCGACGAGGCGCACAGGAAACTGATGAACGTGGTAGAGCGCCTGGAGCACAAGTTCCTGGAAGAAGAAATCGGACAGGAGCCCTTTGAGATGCCCAAGCCCCGACCTATGCCGAACGGCAAGCACGAATGAACATCTCGCACCAGGGACTTGAACTGCTGATGGCCCGCGAGGGCAAGCGCAACGAGGTCTATCGCGACACCCAAGGCGTGCTGACCGTTGGTTATGGCCATACAGGGCCGGACGTTGTGGAAGGCGAAATCTGGACCGACGAGCGCATCGAGGAAGCCTTTACCAAGGATCTGGAGCGTTTCGAGGAAGCCCTCAACGAGAACATCACCGGCACGATCGGACAGAACCAGTTCGATGCCTTGGTGTCGTGGCTCTACAACGTAGGGACCGGATGGGCGCGCTCGGCCACGCTGATCCGGCACATCAACGAAGGCAATCTGGATGCGGCGGCGGCGGATTTCGACAGTTGGCACAAGCCCCCGGAGATCATCTCACGCAGGAACGGCGAGAAGGCCCAGTTCATGGGGACGGCATATGAAGCTCGCATTGACTGACCTTGCCGCGCTGCTGGCAGCTATGCTGGGCTTGTGGATTGGCTCTCACTCGGTGCCATTGCTATGAACAAACTCAAGGAGTGGGGCATCGCTAGCGGCGCGTGGGTTCAGAACAATCCTGTGCTGTCAGTCTGCGTTGTCTCACTGATTGCCGTATTCATCCTGGGCTTCGCGCTGGGCCGCTGAATGCCCGTCTCCATCCTTCTCCATTTCGCCCCCTACATCGCCATGGCGGTGATGGGGCTGGGCATCTGGGGGCTGTGGCAGGAGCACAAGGCCGATTCGCTAAAGCACGCCAACGATCAAGCGGTCATACAGCAGAACTTGAAGGACCACGCCAACAGCGAGAAACAGATCGGGCTCCTCCAAGGCAAATTGGAGGTCATCGATGCGAAAGCCCAGCCGATCATCCAGCGTATTGTATCAGCGCCTGTTACCACTGGCTGCGGTCCTGTCGTGCGGACTGCCCTTGATGGGGTGCGCGAACTCCGTGACAGCAGTAGTCAGCAGGCCGGACGCAAGCCTCCTGTCGCGAAAGGAATGCCTACGCCCCTTGCTGCCCCTGTCAACAAGCCCAAGTGACAACGAGATCGCCGTCTTCATCGTAGGGCAGGAGCGATACAGCGAGTGCGTAGAGGCCAGGTTCGACGCTCTGGCTGGCTTCTTACAGGCCAAGTAATGCGGTCCCACCAGTAGCGGGCGCGGCTAATGATGGGAAGCATCGTCCTTGTCCCAATGTGAAAGCGGGCGTTTGGGATTGGAGATGATTCCGGCACCACAGACGGCAATGTAGATGAAGAAGCCGATCACTCCACCCCACCACATCAGTTCCTTGCTCATGTCGTCTCCTTGTCCGCCAGCGCCTCGCGGGCGATCAACTTCATGGTGTTGAATTTCTCTACCAGTTCGCTGATACGTCCGGTCGTTGCTATATCTTCAATATTCTCCAGCGCCTCGCGAAGCTTTGCCTCGCGTGCGGTGGAGGCGAGAAGGGCGGTGGCGACTTTGACGGCAT